CAGTGCGCCGAGCAAACCGACTCGGAATCCGCCCGGCGGCAGCTGGAGCGAAACGGAACCCAGCTACACCAGCGGGAGCACCAATACACTGTACTTTGTGGACTTGACTGTCTTCTCGGACGGGACTTGGTCTTACTCTGCTGCCTCTAAATCCAGTGCTTACGAGGCAGCGAAGGAGGCGTACAACAAGGCACAGCAGGTGACGGATACGCTGAATGGGTTGACGAAGATCCAGGATGGCGAGGTGCTGATTGACGGGGATAAGGTGTATCTGTCCGCCGCCTTTGTGAAGTCCATCTTTGCCCAGGACATCACCGCCACCGGCACCATCACCGGCGCCCAACTCATCGGTGCCATCCTGAGCGGGGAGAACATCAATATCGTATCAGAGCGTGTATACGACGACACGGACGAAGATGGGCTGCTGTATCAGCGGATATACACCCAAACTGTCATCAAGACAGTGCAAGAACAAAACGGGGTTGATTACCTCCTCTTGAAGCAGGCATCGGTAACAGATGATTATAACGACAATCCGCCGGTAGCGGCGAACACGCCGTATCGGACGAACGTCCAATACGGCGATGGAAGTTATATCAAACTGACGAATGAGGAACTATTTGTCCACACGCCACAAATTACGACGAATTCTAGCATTAAGTCGTACACCAGCTTTTCCGGCAGCGTTGTTTCCGACGGCACCCTCACGGTGACGAAAAAGCTGGGGATGTGTTTCCTAAACGGCGGCATCACACTGACCGCTGCGGCCAGCGGGTGGGTGACGCTGTTGGATAGCAGCGCCGTACCAGCGCCCCAAAATGGCGAAGCCATCATCATGACCCTGCCATCCTGGAAAGCTCCCACAACCAATCCTGCCAGACTGCGGATCCTAGCCGACGGCGGCCTACAGATCACCCGTGGGTCGGCCAACGCGTTTTGGATCAATCTGGCGTACCCGATCAACTAAGGAGACCATATGGAGAGTATCATTGTAGCACTGATCACCGGCGGCCTGTCGCTGATCGGCGTCATCATCACCAGCCGAAGCAGCGGCAAAAAGGTGCAGCAGCAGTTGGAGATTGCCCAGGCTGTTACCGATACCAAAATCGAGGAATTGACCCGTGAAGTCCGGCACCACAATGGGTTTGCCGACCGAGTCCCCATCCTGGAAGAAAAAATGAAAGTCGCCAACCATCGGATTGACGACCTGGAACATAGAAAGGAGCATAGCCATGAAGAATAAAAATTGGTGGAAAGCAGCGGGTATTAGAGCACTGAAAACGGTTGCCCAGACCGCTCTTGCAGCGCTCAGCACCGCCTATGTCCTGGCCGACGTAGATTGGCTGGTGGTGGGCAGCGCGTCTGTCCTGGCGGGCATTTTGTCCCTGCTGACCAGTTTGGCAGGGCTGCCCGAAGTGGGCGAGGAGGCCGAAGTATGAGAATCAGCGAAAAAGGTTTGGCCATGATCGAAAAATTTGAAGGATGCCTGCTCAAGGCGTCCAACAAGCTCGACGGCGTATGGACCATTGGCTATGGCCAGACCGGCAGGTATTATGGCAAACGGGTGCGCCGGGGCATGACCACAACCAAAGCGGAGGCGCACGCCTGGCTTCGCGACCACAGCATCAAGACCTATGAGGACGCGGTGACCCAGGCGGTCAAGGTGCCGCTGAACCAGAACCAGTTTGACGCCCTGGTGAGCTTTACGTACAACGTGGGCATTGGTGCGCTCAAGCAGTCCACCGCCCTGCGTAAACTGAATGCTGGCGACTACGCCGGTGCAGCGGACGCCCTGACCATGTGGACGAAGTGCCACCGCAAGGTGCTGGCTGGCTTGGTGCGCCGCCGCAAGGAGGAACGGGCCTTGTTTCTGACGCCCGTAACACAGGCCAAAACCGGCAACACCGACCTGCTCCGCAAGGGGGACAGGGGCGATGACGTCAAGCTGCTCCAACACCGGCTGAACCTCTTGGGCTGGCAGCTCACCGAGGACGGCATCTGGGGCGTCCAGACAGACAGCGCCGTGAGAGGTTACCAGTATCGTGCCGGTCTGACGGTGGACGGCATTGTAGGAGCAAAAACCAGGGCGGCGCTCATTCGTGACGCAATCCTGGCCAGGGCTGCCGAAATCGGCGCTTACATGGTCAAGCACAAGTGGCACTATAAGGACACCACCTACAAGGCAAAGGACACCTGGGCGGCCACCAAGGCGTTGAGCAAGCCTGGCTCTAGCTGCTCCCACTTTGTATCCTGGGTCTTGCAGGACGTGGGCTTGCTGACGGAAGGCAAACGCATCTCCCACGATGGGGGTAAGGTCACTGGCACCGGCAACCTGCTGGGCTGTCAGGTCATCCAGGCAGGGGGCAAGACCTGGGACAAGCTGGCCGATCTGCGGCCGGGGGACGTGTGCGTGTGGGATAGCAACCTGGCGATCTACGCAGGCGGAGGTAAGTGGTATGACGCTGGTGGGCCCTTCCGGTCGAATACCAAGGATGGTTGCTACACCAACATCGGCCCCATTGCGCCGTACTACGACCGGACAGAGCCGGTCTATTATCTGGTGAGGGCGAAGGTATAAATAGAACGAAACAAAGCGCCTGGGGCAGTGCTCCAGGCGCTTTTGTCGTATAAGATTCAATCAATAATGGTCGCTTTCGCAAAGTGCTTCCAATTCAGCCGTTGTCCGCAGCGATCGCAAAAGGATAGGTATTCACGCGGAAGTGTTGTGTTGCAGCGTGGGCAAATCGGGTAAGCATAAATGCCGTTGCGCCCAGAATAACGCCGGAGGGAGACGACAGACATCGGGATACGATAGGAAGCAGCGATGCGGAAATCTACAAAAATTCCTTCATCTTTCACGGGCTTCGCCACCTTCCCAAAGCGTGAGCATTTCTCCCAGCAACTCTGTGAATCGGCGGCGTTGGTCAGCGGATAGACCGGATAACAATTTCAAGCTGTCGAGCAGGGTCATCAAAACGTCGAACTGTCCAGACGGGAGCGTCCCGGAAACTAGAGCAACAGAGGGAATACCCAGTCGCTCAGCCAGGTGTTCCACCGTCGCCAAGGTGGGGTTCCCGTTTCCCGCCAAGTATTCTTGCAGAGCGGAACGGGAGATCTCCAGGTCTTCGGACAGTTCGGTCAGAGATTGTCCTCGTTTTTCTTTTAATGCGTGAATGACTGCGGCCATATTTTCTTGTATCTCCACAAAATCACTCCTTTTCTTTTATGATGCTGTTTCCGTCGCACATGCTGGAGCAGCTCGCAAACAAAAGGATAATAAGCAGTAAAGAGCCTATCCCGCTGCCAGTTTGCTTGGCTGACCGTTTTCTCTTTTTCGCCATTTAAAATTCTCCTCTCTTTTCTCAATCGATGTTATAGATCTCGGCACAGGCCAACGGCTTTTCCCTCGATCGCAACACGGTTGATTTCCTCGCCGATTAGGACGATAGGCTCATAGACTGGGTTGATCGGCTGTAAAATAAGACGGTCTCGGGATTGATGAACGCATTTTAAGGTCGCCTCTGTATCGATGCGAACTGCGGCAATCTGCCCGTTCTCAACAGTCGACTGCTTCCGAATGGCAACAATGTCGCCGTCTTTGATTTTGGGTTCCATGCTGTCTCCGATGCATTTCAGCGCGAAATCTGCGTGCCAAGCGCGGAGACTCGTCACATAGTCCTCAATGTTCTCTTCCGCTGTGATCGGCTCGCCGCAAGCAATTTGCCCTACAAGAGGGATTGCTTTCATAGGCGGGACGGGCTGGAAACCGGATGGGATATTGCTCTCAGGATTTTCCCACCCCATCAAACTGGCTGGAGTCACATGGAGAACCTCGGCCAGTTTTGAGATACGTTCTTGACGAATGTTTTTGATGTTACCGCTTTCCCAGCGTTGCACAGTGGCTTCGGAAACACCCATAATATCGGCGATTTCAGCCAAAGTAAGTCCCAGTTTCTTCCGTTGTTCTTTCAAAATGGTAGATAAATTCGTTGTTCTCACCTCGCTTCTAAGCGTATGTTAACACATGGCGGGGCAAGACGCAAGAAAAAACTTGCATTCTGTGAAAGAAAAAGTGCAAAGTGCGTTGACTTGTGCGCAAGTGAGTGCTATACTGAACTTACGTAATACGAGGAGGTGAGAAGAATGTATATGTGTCAAAAGGTCATTGCAGCTGTCTGGATCATCGCCATCGTGATGGTTCCCATTGTGAGGGCGATTGGCGCCTGGATTTGGGAAGAGGACGGAGACATATTCTGTTACTTTTACATGGTATATGCGCTTGTTGTATGCGGCGTATTTACCGCCTTAGAAGTCTACGTCGGCAAACTTCTTTCTTGATACAGGGCACGATTTCCGTGTGAAGCAGGCTGGATAACTCGTCTGCATGGGGGTCAACACCATCCTGCAAAAGAGTGCAGTATGTGCGGAAGCAAGGAAGCTTTTTAGCGGGTATATACGGAATAAGGACGTAATACGCATGGAGCAAGTCATCGATGTGACTATTCGGGTCATAGGAAGCCAGTCCGGTACAGTGCAGAAAATCTTCGAACAGCTTCCGTTTGTGGGCATGCTCGTTGTCGTAGATAGTGTGACGATAATCAATCCACTTTGCGATAAGTTTGAAGAGGTTTTCTATTATTGCTGTAATTGGTGGTGACAGCAAGGCAACAATGGCGATTATGCCGACAATGCCAAGAGACGTGTCGATTTTAGGCATATTATCAAGCTCCTTTCGACAGTATCATACCATGCTGAGAGATAAGGGGGCAAGCTGAACACGAGATGATAGGAGGTGAGACGGATGAAAGTAGATTGCGGAGCCTATATCCGCTCCCAGGCAATAGAAAATCTGCTGTGCGCTCAGAAGCGGGCAGCAGATGAAGGGAAAGCAGGTGATGTGGTAGTGCTGACGAGACTGCTATTGAAGGTTTCCAAGCGCTTCGATAAGAAGTTGCTTGAGCTGGGGCTTGAAAAAGACGGCGCATAAACACAGTGCCCACCAAATGAAAGAGAGCAGTACGTTGCACAGCTTAAATGCAGTTTTATCGCTGTCGAGGCCTATGTATCTCAATATGGTCTTAGGAAGAAAGACGACGGTTTCAACCCAATACAACGGGTTAATAGCATCGAACATATTCTTGTAAAAAGTCCCTTCTGCCGAGTCGAACATATTTAGGTATTCAGCAATAAAAGCGGCTCTTTTGCTTGGAAACATAGTAAACAAGCTGACATTTCCAGATGCGAGCAGCCCGAGACCGACGGAATCGACAACAGGAGTGTATACGTCGGGGACATAAGCTTTTTTGAACAGCGATATGACTTCGTTGCGATAACGGTTCATATCATTTCGCTTTCCGCAAATAAACTCAAGGAAATATTCTTTTAGCCGCTTGATTCTCAACCAATGCTGTAAATTCAACAAGAATTTCAGCGCAATAATAGCAATCGGTATCAACAATAGCTTCATATGATAATCACCTCATACTAATTTTATCACAAGAGGTGGTGGACGGACAAGGAGGTGAGAGGTAATGAATGTGGAAGAAAACAGCGCCGTCCGACCTAGGGGAACAGACAGCGCAAAGTTAATGGTGGTTATCGTAACGGAAAGTCTGAAAGGCTGTGGGACAGAGGACGACCCTGTAAGTGTCGTGAAACAGTATTGGAGTATCGACGGAGAATTACTTGCAACCGGAGAAAGGAGGTGAAAAGATGCGCAAAGCAGGAATGTATGTGCTGGGGGCTAGCCTGGGAGTAATCCTTGCAAAAATCGTATCAGCGCTGATCCGTGCTCTACTAGCATAGAGATCACAAAGCTGGTCAGGACGCCAAGCCAGAAGTATTTCCTATCGTCCTTTGAACGGGTGACTGCTTCTTCTTTGAGGTGCGTCTCAATGCCAGCCTGCACATCTGCCTGGCGCTTGAGTTCTTCAACCTGACGGTTCAGGGAGTCTGTCTGCTCTTTCAAGGCAGAGACGATGTCTAAGAGAGATTCATCCGTGATTCCGCTTCCGTAAATGCAGTCCTCTGGAAGCTCATAGTCCTGGCCGGGCAATACCCTCATTTCGTTATTGATGCGCTGGAGATTCTCGAGGGCGGTCATGCGAATGTGGGGTCTAGTAGATTCAAAATCCATATCAGTTCCTCCTTTTATTGCATTTTACCATGCGAGATAAAGGACGGGCAATATCGAAAAGAAGGTGAACACCATGGGAATCCCGAGGATGAGGATCGCGACCGACGTCCTGGCCGAAATCAAGGCGCTGGATCCGGACACGCGGATTACCCTGCATTACATCCGGGGCATCATCAACCAGGGCAAGGTGCCTGTCCGCAAGGCTGGCACCAAGAAGCTGGTCGATTTGGACAAGGTGCTGGAGTACCTGGCTCGCGGAGACGAAGATGAAAAGACACCAACCGGAGAAATCCGGAGAGTGGAGCTGTGAAAGCGGCTTATGTCAGCACCTGCCCCAAATGCGCGAAATGCCGCCTATACATCCAGCGCCGCTGTAAGGGTCTGCTGGACTACCAGCGGCGGTGGTGCCCGGAGTGGATTACATACGGGATGTTGGCGGACGCTTGGGGTCGGCGGGTGCAGACAAGACAACTGAGGAGGTATGACAAATGACGATCATCGATGACGCCCTGGCCGAGGCTGCGGAGCGTGCCAAGGAGCTTAATGCGAAACTCGAAGACTACCTTGCCGGGTACGAGCCGGAGCCCAGTGCTGACGTGTCTCCTACCCCAGCAGACGAGACGCGAGCAGAACAGCTGTGGGACGACGATCGGCGGCTGTTTGTGCGCAACCTGGGGTGGCTGCTGAGCCAGACTCGGTGCGGCGTGGTGTCCTGTGAGCTGTACGGAGACCAGGATCGTGAGTATGTGATCGCGCGGTATGACCACGGCGGCAAGCGGGAAATTGATGTCACAGCGGACAGCTATCTGGCGATTATCAAGGACGTAACCAAGCGGGTATAAGGAGGCGTGGCAAGTGATCAAATACATTATCAAGGGGCGAATCAATATGGGGGTTGGTCGATTTGGACAGGGCGCATGGAAACCGGTGCAGCTTACCTCTTTTGCCACAAAAAAAGAAGCACAGGATGTGGCTGACCGGCTCAACCTGCGCGGCACCGGCTGCGTCGAGTACAAGGTATTTAAGGAGTGAACAACATGACACAGAGAACAAAATGCACCTGCCAGCTGGTCGTTGGCATTGCTGGCGCTGTAATGGGCGTAGCGGCCTGGGCGACTGCTGGACGCATGGCGCTGCTAGGCAACTGGCTGCCTGCCAGCATCACGATGTGCGCCGCTGCCTGGATGATGTCGGTGTCCGAGACGGCGTTTGACCGGATGCTGGCACGGAGGCTCAAGCGGTGAGTCGTAGACCCTGCGCCCACTGCCAGCACCTGTGGAGCACCCAAACCATGGTGACGGTCGGCGCGGCGGAACTGTGTCCAGTCTGCTACAAGCAGCGGCGCCGGGCGCGGAGATTGTGGCCGTGCAGAGACTGCACGTTGGAGGCCGACCGGACACTGGTCTGCCACGACAAGTGCCCGCGGTACGCAATGCACCGCGCCCTCATTTGGGCGGGTAAGCCCAGCAAGGGTGAGCGGGCGGCAGCAGAGGTGACGCTGGAGGGCAAATTGCGGAGCATCCGTCATCGCGGTACTGGCAAGGTCGCCCAAAGATAAAAGCCGCCGCCGGAGGAGCAACTCCGACGACGGCAAAGGCAAAACACCAACTGTATTGTACACCAAGGAGGTACAAAAAGCAATGAGAACGATCACGATCCAGCGCCTGACCCTGGCGAATTTCAAGGGTTGCCACAGCCTGACCTTGGATTTCCAGGGACGGGACTGCTCCATCTACGGCGACAACGCCACCGGCAAGACCACCGTCTATGACGCCTTCTGCTGGCTCCTGTTCGGCAAGGACAGCAGCGGCGCGGCCAAGTTCGACATCAAGCCTCTGGACGATACCGGCGCCGTGGCAGACCACGGGGCGGAGACCAGTGTGGAAGCGATCTTGTCGGTGGACGGTCAGGAAGTGACCCTCAAGCGTACTTATTTTGAGCTGTGGAGCAAGAAGCGGGGGAACAAAGAGGCTTCCTTTGACGGTCATTCCTCTGGGTTCTACTTCAACGGTTTGCCCATGGCCAAGAACGAGTTTTCCAGCCGAGTCGCTCAGCTGTGCGATGAGAACAGCTTCCGCACCCTGACAGACCTGCGCTGGTTCTGCGCAGGGGAGAGCGAGACGAACCGGAGAGCAGCCCTCTTCGACTTGGTGGAGGACGTGTCAGACGAGGATGTTCTGGCGTCTGACCAGGCGTTCGCCCCGCTGGCGGATGCCCTGGGTGGCCTGACGGTGGAGGAGGCCAAGGCGGCCTACCAGAAGCAGCGCAGGAACTTCCAGACCAAGGCCAAGACCACACCGGCCAGGATCGACGAGCAGAAGCGCACCATCAGTGAGTATGAAGCGGTAGATTTTGCCGCCCTCCGCACGCGCCGAGATGAGCTGGCAGGGCAGGAATCTGCCGCCAGGGAAGCGCTGGAGCAGCTCCGGAGCAAGGCGGGCACCTCCGTCCTCCTGCCCCAGCGGGACGGGCTGCGGATGCAGCTGGAGGCGTTGGAGAGCCAGAATACAGCCTATCGCAGTGGGCAGCGGACAGCAGACCCAACCCAGCTGCGTCGCCAGAAGGAAGGCTTGGAGCGCCAGGGGCAGGCCATTGCCCGAGAGCTGGAGCGCAACCAGCTGAGCCAGCAGCAAGGCCAGGCGGCCATCCAGGCGTGTCGGGAACGGTGGAAGGAGACACAGTCCATGACCTTTTCCGGCGGCACCTGCCCCACCTGCGGCCAGACGCTGCCAGCGGGGCAGCTGGCCAAGGCCACGGATGATTTTGCACAGCGCAAGAAAGAGCACCTTGCCAAGCTGGCAGAAGAGGCGGGAGCGCGCAAGGCCGAGCTGGAAGCTCTCCAAGCCAGGGCTGACGAATTGCGGGCTGACCAGGCACAGAACGAGCAGGACTGCGCTGAACTGGCGCAGCAGCTGGCCGCGGCGGAAGCGCTGGTCATCACTGACCTGGACGGTTACGGAGAGCGGAAAACGCGCCTGACCAGCCAGCTCCAGGAGTTAGAGGCGCAGATCGCCCAGGCCAGCCGGGATACCCGGCAGGCGGAACAGGAGGCGGAACGGCGTTGGGCGGAGACGCGGGAGGCGTTGCGCCGAACGGAGAGCGCCCTGGCGGGAGAACAGTTCCTGACCGCCGCCCGGAAGCGTGTGGCGGAGCTGATGGCGGAACAGCAGCAGACGGCGGCGGAGACAGAGCGGCTGGATAGCCTGCTGGATCTGTGCGACCAGTTCACCCGGGTCAAGGCGGAGTATATCAGCCGGGAGGTCAGCGAACGGTTCCGGCTGGTGCGCTGGCAGCTGTTCGAGGCGCAGATCAACGGCGGCCTCCGGGACTGCTGCAAGGCCACCATCGACGGTGTGCCCTACGCCGACCTGAACAACGGGGCGAAGATCAACGCCGGTCTGGACGTGATCGCGACCCTGAGCCAGGCCAAGGGCATCCGCTGCCCGCTGTTTGTGGACAATGCCGAGAGTGTCACCCAGCTCCTGGAGATGGACACCCAGGTCATCCGCATGGTGGTCAGCAAAACGGACAAGCAGTTGAGATTGGAAAGGGAGGATTGAGATGGTCATCGGAACCAGAGCAAAAGCAAAGATCCCGCCGGTGGAGGCGGGGACATACCTGGCGATCTGTGTCGGTATCTACGACTTGGGGGAACAGCAGACGGAGTACAAGGGCAAGACTCGGTACAACAATCAGATCCAGTTCACCTTCGAGCTTCCGACGGAGCAAGTGGAATTGGATGGGGAAATGAAGCCCCGGCGGCTGTCCCGCACCTTCTCGGTCAGCACCAGCAACAAGTCTGGCCTGCGGAAGTTCCTGACCTCCTGGCGGGGGAAGGCGTTTTCTGACGAGGAGATTCGGGCGTTCAATACAGATGAGATGCTGGGCCGCAGCGCCATGATCCAGGTGGTCCTCAACGACACTGGCGAGTACGCCAACATTGACGGCGTGATGCAGATCCCCAAGGGGATGCCCACTCCGACCACGGAGACAGAGCTGCACGTGTTCAACATTGACCAGTGGGATGACGCGACCTTCGCAGCGCTGCCGGAGTGGGTGCAGGAGAAGATCAAGAACTCCACCCAGTACCAGCAGATGCACGCCCCGGAGACCGCCGTGGACTTCCCAGAGCCGGAGGAGCAGCCCCAGCAAACCGCACTTGAGGAAGGAGTGGAGTGTCCGTTTTGAAATTCATCCCATTGGCTAGCTCCAGCGCTGGCAACGCCTACTTATTGGACGACGGACAGTGCGTCCTGCTGCTGGAATGTGGCCTGAGCTACCGGCGGCTGGGTCAGCTGATGCGGGCGGCGGGATACACCGTCTCCCAGCTGGCCGGCTGCCTGGTCAGCCACGAACATAATGACCACGCCCGCTGCTGGGACAAGTTGCTGGCGGCTGGGATCCCGGTCATCCTGTCCCATGGCACTGCCCAGGCGCTGGGGGCGGATGGAGCTACCTTGTTGGCACCGGATGTGGGGCGGGACTGCTCAGAGCCTATGCAGGTGGGCAGCTTCCAGGTCATCGCCTTCCGTACTTTCCACGATGCCAGGGAGCCGGTGGGCTACCTGGTCAGGGGGAGCGACGGGGAGAAGCTGGTGTTCGCCATCGACACCGGGAACATCCGGTACCGGTTCCCGGGCGTGAACATCCTGGCCATCGAGGCCAACTACCAGGAGGACATCCTGGCACGCTGCACGCGGATGCCGGAAGCTACCGTCAAGCGTGTCCGCAACACCCATCTGGAGATCGGCCAGCTGTGCGGCTACCTGAGCACCTTGCCCCTGCAGCAGTGCCGGGAGATCTATCTGCTCCACCTGAGCGACGCCAACAGCGATGAGGTGTGGTTCGAAGCGTGTGTGCGTCGGGCAATGCCGAAGAAATGCAGGGTCATTGTGTGCCCGAAGGAGAGGAAATCATGTTAAACAAAGTGATCATTCAGGGTCGGTTGGTGGCAGAACCAGAGCTGCGCCACACCGCCCAGGGGACTGCCGTGGCCAACGTGCGCATGGCGGTAGACCGAGATTTCAAGCGGCCAGATGGCAGCCGGGAGACGGATTTCTTCCAGGTCATCGCCTGGCGCGGCGGCGCGGAGTTTCTGGCCAAGTACTTCCACAAAGGGCAGCTGGCCTGTGTGGAGGGCAGATTGCAAGCCAGGGACTACACGGATAACACCGGCGTCCGGCGCTTCGTGACGGAGATCGTGGCAGAAAACCTGTATTTTTGCGGCGGCAAGAAGAGCGAGTCCAACGCAGCGCCTTACGGAGAACCGACCGGGTTCACGGAGGTAGAAGATGACGGCCAGCTGCCGTTTTAAGAAGGTGGCAGCATGGCGAAAGAAAAGAACAGCTTTGTGCTGTATTACGACTTGGAGGACATTCTGCTCGACCTGAGCGACAGCCAGATCGCGGAGTTGTTCCGAGCGATCTTCGCCTACGAAAAGCGTGGCGAGGTGTATTCCGGCTCAGACCCGGAAGTGAAGATCGCCATGCGTTTTGTAAGTAGAGCGCTGGACGACAACGATGAGCGGTATCGGGCGAAGGTGGAAAAACGCCGGGAAGCTGGTCGAAAAGGTGGACTTAAAAGCGCACAGAGCCGTAAGCAAAAGAAGCAAAACGAAGCAAATCAAGCAAACGCAACCAAAGGCAAGCAAAAGAAGCAAAGTCAAGCAAATCAAGCTGATAATGAACCTGTACCTGATAATGATACTGATAGTGATAGTGAGGGGACTACGTCCCCTACCCGCGCGCGCGTAACGCAGCAAAGCAAGCTTGCATCGCAGAAAGTCCAATGGGCGGACAACGTGACCATGACCAACGCCGAACACCAGAAGTTGCTCGACGCTCATGGCCCCGCCGACACAGCGCTGATGATCGAGCACCTGAGCCATTACAAAGCGGCGAATGGGAAGCACTATGACAGCGATTACCGGGCGATCTTGGCTTGGGTGACAAAGTGGCTGTCAGAGCAGAAGGGGACGAAGACTGGTGCGGCACAGCGGCCCAGCAAGGCGCCGACTCCAATGCCGCCGGCACAGGAGAGCCTGGCAGAGCAGGAGCAGAGGATCCTCGCAAATGAACGCTGGATGCGAGACTTTTTGGAAAGCCAACGGGAGGACGAACAGGATGAATGAACAGAACAGAAGCGACAGTCTGTTGGAGATGGCCAGAGGCGCCATCCTCGAACGGGTAGACTATGAGGCGGCACGGGTCGCCGAGAACATCGAAGACCCCAACACGGACATCAAGGCAAAGAGGAAGATCCAGATCACGCTGACATTCAAGGCCGGCGCAGACCGGGAGACGGTGCAGATGGACACGGAGGTGAAGACCACCTTGGCACCCATGATGCCTGTCAGCACCAACCTGTACATGGTGCGAGATGACCAGGGCGACCCCATGATCGTGGAAGCCGTCCGGCAGACGCCGGGGCAGCTGGACATGGACGGCGGAGAAGCGGAAGAACCTAAGATCGTGCAACTGCATCGGAAAGCGTAAGGAGGAACAGACATGAGTGGCATTTTGGCAGAATTTGTGGAGAAGATCATCAGCCTGAAAGACCCGACCATCATCGAGGTGGCGGGGCAGCAGTACGCAAACCAGGAGTTTGCACGCATCAAGCCGCACGTAGATCGCCCGTCGATGTATGAGGTGACCGGGCTGGACAGCATTGTTCAGCTGCTGCGCAAAGAGATCGACCGGGTTGGAGGATTCGCCTTTGTGCGAGTGGCCAGCCATGACCGGGTGTATGTCAGCACGAGCTATCAGGCGGATATGAGCCGAAACACGTTGTACGCAGCGACTGCGGACGTGCCTGGCTTCCGGGGCGGCTGGCGTGACCAGGAGCAGGCTGTGATCGAGTTGCGTAGCCTGTTTATCCCCAGCGCTGGAACAAAATACCTGCTCGACTTGTTGAGCCGGATGAGCAAGGACAGCGGCGTGACCACCAAGGACAACGGGGTGACCCAAACCGTGGAGGCAAAGACAGGTGTGAGTTTGCGGCAGAACGTGGAGATCAACCCGAGAGTAAAGCTCCAGCCCTTCCGGACGTTCTTGGAGGTGGAACAGCCGGAAAGCGAGTACCTGCTCCGGGTGGATGAGAACGGCAGGATCGGCTTGTTTGAGGCAGATGGCGGCGTCTGGAAGCTGGAGGCCAAGCGGAACGTGAAGGAATACCTGGCCGTGGAGTTGGACGACCTGGTCAAAAGCGGACAAGTCGTCGTGATGATGTGAGGAGGCAAGCCATGAAAACACTGACCATCTGCAGCAAGTGCGCCGCCACCGGCGCAGACACCACCGGTTACCTGGCCAGAGTCATGCGCACGGAGAAAAAGTGCTGCGATCTGTGCGGGCGAAAGGGCTGGTGCACGGTGTACGACAAGGAGGATGACGATGACAAAGCGTAACCTATGCGACACCTGCCTGCACCGCGCGGTGTGCAGGCATGGGATCGCTCAGCAGTGGGGGCGGATGGCGCACTGCGCCTACTACGAGCGGCTGATCCTGATGGGGCACACGCCTGGGCTGCTGCCCTTGTGGGTCAGGACTGCGACACCACCAGAGGAGGATGAGACATGACAGGAGCAGAGATTAGGGCATTCCGGGCGCAGAAGCAGATGTCGCAGTACCAGCTTGCCCAGTTGGTCGGCACGACGCAAAACGCTGTGAGCAAGTGGGAACGCAACCAAATCAGGCCGTCAGACGCATACAAAGCCCGGTTGGAGTGGCTCGTGCATGCCGCTCCAGAAGAACTGCAAGCCAGACAGGATGAAATCCGTCAAGAGCAGGCGGAAGAACGGCGCAAGCGGCACTGCGCAAACCCCGTGAAGCCGCAAAAACCGGCAAAAAAGAAACCGCCAAGATCTGTAGCAACACGAGCCGCAAACCCGTGCAAGGGCTGCCCCCACTGGCAGCACATGGACAGTGCGAAAAGCAAGACCATGTACTGTGCCTGCAGCCAGGAGACCGGCCATGTCCGGACTTGCGGCGTGGAGCGTACATACCAGCGGTACAGGACGCTCAGTCCGCTGTCTCTGGACGCTGCTAGGGCGGCGGAGTTGGGGTTGAGCTATGGGCAGTATAAGGCACTGTAAATGACGATGAAGAACCGGAGGGATGCAAATGACGTTGAACGAGTTATCAGAGCACTATAAGCTGCGGGCGCAGCTGGCAGAGGTCGAGTCCATGTTGCAGTCCCTCCGGTGTGCTGCCAGCCCAGGCGCACAGGCTCTGACCGGGATGCCCCATGCAACCGGTGTGCGGGACAAGGTGGGAGACTTGGCGGTGGAAATCGCCACCATGGCCGACGAGGCGGACAGGCTCCGGCAGGAGATCGGTCAGCAGGAAGGGGCTGTGCAGGCATATATCGCAGCTATCCCAGACCCGCGGACACGGACAATCTTTCGGCTGAGGTTTATCCGAGGGCTGATGTGGTGCGAGGTGGCAGCTATCCTGGGTGGCGGAAACTCCACGTATGGCGTGAAATCAGCGTGTTATCGGTACTTAGAGAAAGATGCAACGCCATGACACTTGATGTCACGCGCATCATCTGATATGGTTATACTTAACAGAAAACGGGAATGGCGGCTGCATAGCGATGTGCAACCGCCATTTTTCCTACCCCGAAGGAAGGTGAAAACGTGAAAAACGATGAAATCAAACTGCTGCGAGGTAACTGCCTGGAGCTGGCGGAACAGATCCCGGACGGGAGCATTGACATGGTGCTCTGCGACCCGCCCTATGGAGTCACAGACTGCCGGTGGGACAGCGTGCTGCCGTTCGACGCCATGTGGCGGATGTATGAGCGGGTGGTCAAGGCCAACGGCGCCATTGCATTGTTCTCGTCCCAGCCGTTTACGACCCGGCTCATCCACAGCAACATTTGTCAGTACCGGTACACCTGGTACTGGATTAAGAACATCAAGACCGGCCACGTTTTCGCCAAGGTGCAGCCGATGAGGCAGGTGGAAGAGGTGTGCATCTTTTACCGCCGGAAGCCGCTGTATCAGCCGCAGGGGCTGGTCAAGTTGGAGCGTGAAATCGTCCATCGCAAACAGGCACAGGCGGACGCCGTCTACCGCCTGGACAAACGAGCAAACGCATCTGTCCAGCGTTACGGCAATTATCCCAGCAACGTGCTGCGGGTTGACGTGGATGTGGGGAAGACCCGAGTGCATCCCAGCCAGAAACCTGTGGCGCTGCTGGAATACCTCATCCGCACATACACCAAGCCGGGCGAGACGGTGTTGGACAACTGCATGGGCTCTGGTTCCACGGGCGTCGCTTGTGTGCATACCGGACGGCGCTTCATCGGGATGGAGCAGGATGAGCAGTATTTTGCCGTTGCGGAGCGGCGGATTGCGGAGGCTGTCAGGGAGCTGGCGGCGTAAATTTCGGAGAAAGGTGGTGGCCTGAGTGATGGAAAAGCAGAAACGATTTTGTGATGAGTACTTGATTGACTGCAATGATTTACGGTGCTTCAAAAGTTGGAATTATTGCTTTTTAAGAGAAGAACCAAGTGAGTTGATAATTGACGCATATGCTGTGTTGCTGGGAGATTACGGTTATGTTGTAAAGAAAGCGGCTTTGCTATTGCTTAAAATACTTGTCCGCGATGATTTTCTCAAGTTTATTATGCAAGATACAGAAACTGTTTATCCGTTTGATAGAAATGATTCAAGGGTTCGGCGCTGGAAAAAAGAAGTCCTAAAAAAGGGGAGTTGCGAAAATTGCGGGTCAGAAGAACACTTGGAAGCACACCATATTCTTGGATGGGCTCATTATCCAATGGGGAGAGCAGACATAAAAAACGGCGAATGCCTTTGCCATAAATGCCATACGGAGCAGCATATTGGCGAACCATCGTATCATATGATGGCGGCAAAATATAAGTAAAAAAAAGTTAACAAGAAGGAGGTGCTGCTACATGTTGAAGCCGAAGCAATTGAAATGCTTAGAGCTAATGGTTTTGGGGACGATGACTGATAAAAAGATTGCTGAATCAATTAACGTTTCTCAGAAGACCATTTGCGACTGGAAAAAGAATAACGCAGAATTTCAAGACGCATACAATTCTTTGATGCGCAGCAGTTTGCAATATGCAGCACCGAAAGCTTTTAGAAAGCAGTTGGCGTTACTTGAATCAAAGAATGATATGGTTGCGCATTTGGCGGCGAAAGACATTCTTGACCGGGCTGGCTTTAACCCTATTGATAAAGTCAACCTGGACGCTGATACGGAGCTGCACATTAACATCGACTACGGAGATGACCCCGAATGAAGATTTCCGTCCAGATGAACCCCTGCTTCCGGGAAGTCGACCGCAGCACAAAACGATACATCATCATGAAGGGCAGTGCTGGCTCCGGTAAGAGCGTGGACACTGCCCAGCATTATATCCTGCGGCTGATGCAGGATCCGGGCCGGAACCTGGTGTGCATCCGCAAGTCGGACATCACCAACCGTGACAGCACCTATGCAGAGCTGACTGGCGCGATCTACCGGATGTTCGGTGACCGCTACGGGCGCTACTGGAAGATCAACGCCTCACCGCTGTCCCTGGAATGCCTGGTCAACGGGAATCAGATCATCTTCCGGGGCGTCAACGATGAGCGCCAGCGGGAGAAGCTGAAGTCCATCACCTTCAAGCGAGGGAAGCTGACGGACGTCTGGATCGAAGAAGCTACGGAGATCACCCAGCAGGATTTTGAGATCATCGACGACCGTCTTCGTGGCGCGCTGCCGGAAGGGCAGTTCTACCAGATCAGGTGCACCTTCAATCCGGTCAGCTCGCAGCACTGGATCAAGCGGGTCTTCTTCGACATTCAAGACCCCAACGTCCTGACCCATCACAGCACCTACCTGCACAACCGCTTCATTGACGATGCCTACCGGCAGCGCATGGAGCGGCGCAAGCTGGTGGATCCAGACGGCTATCGCATCTACGGCCTAGGCGAGTGGGGCGAGGTGGGCGGACTGATCCTGACCAACTACCTCATCGAGGATTTTGACCGGTCGCCGGAGCGTTTTGACTACATGGTCAACGCCCAGGACTTCGGTTTTAATCACGCCAACTGCATCGGTGAGGTGGGGTTCAAAGATGGCGAGCTCTATCTCTGTCAGGAGCTGTACGTGTTCGGCAAAGATACGGATGAGATCATCCGCCTGGCGGAGGGACGGTTCCAGAAGCGCCTGACCATGTACTGCGACAGCGCCGAGCCGGATCGCATCCGAATGTGGCGCAAGGCCGGATACCGGGCGGTGCCGGTCAAGAAGGAGCCGGGCAGCGTCCGCGCTCAGATCGATCACCTGAAGCAGCACAAGATTCACCTCCACCCCAGCTGCGTGAACACCATCAAGGAGATCCAGCAGTGGAAGTGGCGCAGGGACGAAAAGAGCGGCCAGTATCTGGACGAGCCAGTGAACTTCTTCGATGACGCCATGGCCATGCTGCGGTACTCCATTGAGCAGGAGCGCCGTGGCAAGGTGAAGATAAAGACCTTCAAGGGAGGGATTTGACATGAGAAAGAGACGACCATACAAGCTGCCGGAACCGTTGCAGTGCAGTGCGGACAAGCCGATTACATTGACGCTGGCGGAGGGGTACATCCGTCAGCACGAGGAGCGGTTCCCACGCTACATCTACCTGGAGAACCTGTACAAGGGATTCCACGACGTATACAAGCAGCCGGAGAAGCCCGACTGGAAGCCGGACAACCGGCTGGCGGTCAACTTCCCCCGGTACATCACGGACACCTTCCTGGGCTTCGGTTATGGGGTGCCCATCAAGAAAAGCCACCCGGATGATACCATTGCCCAAGCAATCAACGATTTTGAGCGGGAGAACGAGATTACCGACCATGAATACGAGCTGGCACGGAAGTGCTGTATTTACGGCCACGCCTTTGAGTACCTGTACCAGGACGAGGAGGCCAAGACCAAGATGACCATCTGCACGCCCATGGAGCTGTTCGTGGTTTATGACGACACGGTGAAGAATCGAGCGCTGTTTGCGGTGCGGTACGGGTACCACAGCACAGAGACCGAGCAACCGGGACAGCGTTATGGCGAGATTTTGACCAGGGAGGAGATCATCCCCTTCGAAGGCTCTACCGCCGGGGAACCGATGGAAAACCCCTATGGGCGGCTCCCTTGTGTGGAGTGGACGCTCAATGAGGACCGCATGGGACTGTATGAAGGGGTCTCCGGCCTGGTGGAGGCGTACAACCACACCCTGGGCGAAAAAGCCAACGATGTGGACGCTTTCGCGGAGGCCTATCTGGCAGTGCTGGGCGCAGAACTGGACGAGGACGGCATCTATAAGATTCGAGACAACCGAGTCATCAACCTGTACGGCACCGATGACGCCAAGGACATCCTGGTGCAATTCCTCCAAAAGCCCACGGCAGATGGCACCCAGGAGAACCTGCTCAACCGCCTGGAAACGCTGATCTATCAGACCTCCATGGTGGCTAATATCTCCGACGAGTCCTTTGGCAGCGCCGCATCTGGTGTTGCGCTGGCGTACAAGCTCCAGGCCATGAGCAATCTGGCGCTGACCTTCGACCGCAAGATTGAAAAGTCGCTGCGCAAGCGGTACAAGCTCTTTTGTTCTCTGTCCACCAACGTCCCCGATCGGGACGCCTGGCGGGATGTGGACATCCGCACCACCCGCAACCTGCCCAAAAACGTGGCAGAGGAGGCGCAGACCGCTGCCCAACTGGAAGGGATCGTGTCCAAGGAAACACAGCTGTCCGTTCTGTCCATCGTCCCAGACGTCAAGAAGGAGCTGGAGCGCATGGAGCAGGAGGGAGCGGAAGCGGCAGAAAGCACTGCGGATTTCCGGTTCGGGGTAGAACATGAGCAGTAAGACCTACTGGGAGAAGCGGGAGGCGGAAGCCCTGAAGCACTATCTCCAGGAGGAGCAGGAGTACCAGGCGCAGCTGCGGGTGATCTATCAGAATATGCTGGACGCTGCCCAGAAGGAGATTGACGCCTTCTATGGACGCTACGCGGACAAGGAGCAGATCACCCTGGCCGAGGCCAAGCGGCGGGTGTCCAAGCTGGACATTGCGGCCTACCAGCGCAAGGCCAAACGTTATGTGGCGGACAAGGACTTCTCCAAGCAGGCCAACGAGGAAATGCGGCTGTATAACCTGACCATGAAGGTCAATCGGCTGGAAATGTTAAAGGCCAACATCGGCCTAGAATTGGTCGCTGGCCACGACGAGCAGGAAAAGCTCATGTCCAAAATCCTGCGAGGGCGCACCGAGGAAGAGTTGCAGCGGCAGGCGGGCATCCTGGGCAAGACCGTCCGGAACAACGCTAAGCTGGCGGAGACCATCCCAAATGCGTCCTTCCACGGTGCTACCTTTTCCGAGCGCATCTGGGGCAACCAAGCGCAGATGAAAGCGGATTTGTCCAAGCTGTTACAGCAAGGGTTGATCCAGGGCAAAAACCCCCGCGCACTATCGAAGGATTTGCGCAAATATTACATCGGGGATGGCAAGGACGGCGGAGCGGCGTACGCTGCCGAACGGCTCATGCGGACAGAGCTGGCCAGGGTGCAGACGGAAGCACAGCGGCAGTCCTTCCTGGCCAACGGATTCGAGATGTATACTTTCCACGTGAACCATGGCTGCTGCGCCGCCTGCTCTGACCTGGACGGCAAACACTTCAAAATCAAGGACATGATGCCGGGCAAGAATGCCCCGCCTATGCACCCCAATTGTCGGTGTTCTGTCAGCGCCTATGAGGACGATACCGAGTACGAAGCCTGGTTGGACTTCTTGGACAAGGGCGGCACCACGGAGGAGTGGGAAGCGCTGCAATCGTCTGCGATACCGCAAGACCGTGAGGGCAGTGCTGGGGGTCTCAACTTGTTCCGTGCAGTGTCAGGAGACTTGAAAGAAGCAACTGTTCAGTTGAACAACCTGCTGAATGGATATTCGAAGCGCAAAAGCAAATGGAGTGGGAATGTTGAAGTCTTGCCACGAGAAAAAATGCCGGGCGTGGCTGGCAGAAAGAATTGGGATTGTTCGATTTGTTTGCGTGAGGATGCTGCCATAAAAACCGTTGTTCACGAACTTTTGCACGCTAGGTCTGCGAGCTACTACTCTAGCAAAACCTATCTGGAATACCAAAGAATCGAAGAAGGCACTGTAGAATTGTATGCACAATGGATTTGCGAACGGAACTCGGTTCAGTGGAACGGAAGCTACAAGCAGAATGTGGAGAAACTCAAAGCAATCAACAGAGTACTTAAAATATGCGAGGACGAGTACGATTTTGTTCAGCAACTGTTTGACATTGGGATGCCGAGCAGATATAATTGGTTAGTAGAAAAATATCAAGAAAGACAAGAAAAACTTAGTCCAAAACAGAGAAGAAACGTAGAAAAACTAATAGAACACTTTAGGAAAGGAGTTTGCCATGAATCCTAAGCTGGAATATTTCGTAGATGCAATTGAAAAGAACAGGCCTGAGACAGCAGAGGCGTGGTTTCGTCTTGAGAGAGAGTTAAAGGAATGCTTGAAAACTGTGTCAAAGGAAGATGAGCGCGAATTTACGATGAGCGGGTACGGCGAAGCGATTTTTATGGCTTGCGACGCACTTCGATTTAACGATTAAACCACCAATCTTCGGAGCGGTGGTTTTCTCATACCCAAAAACAGGAGGGATAATATGCTGACGTGTATTTTGCTTTTCATGGTCGGATTGAAATTAGAGATGGGCACAGCGTACTTTGTCGTGCTCGCTATTGCGGCGATTCTTTGTTGTATCAAGTTCGGCATGAACATTGCAGACAAGTGAAGTGATTAGCAGCATCCGAAAGGGTGCTTTTTTGATGCTCATTTTCAGGAGGAAAGACCATGATTCAGGTAATCATCCAACCGGGCTCTATCCAGGTCACCGGTCACGCTGGCGCAGGACCGCCCGGCCATGATCTGGTCTGTGCGGCGGTGTCCACGCTGGTGCAGACCTTTGTCCGGTCGGCGGAGCAGCTGACGGACACACAATTACACAGCGACATTGCGCCCGGCGGGGCGTTTGTCAGATATGAGGGATCGCCGCAGGTGCAACTGCTGGCCGATTCCTTTTTTGTTGGCGTGCAGGGGGTGGCGGAGGCTTATCCCCAGTGCGTACAAGTCTTAGATCGCCGGGGACGGCGCGTCGAAGCCCTGACGGCGGAAAAACAGGGGGGAAGACCCAGCGAAGAATGGTCAAAAACTTTGAGGAGGTAGAAGCAATGGAAAAAGTTCGGTTTGACCTGCAGTTGTTTGCAGAAGAAGCGCCTGCCCAGGCACAGCCGGAGGGCACTGAACCGCCCGAAGGCCAGGAGCCTGCCCAGGAGCAGGGCGCAGGCGATAAGAAATACACCGACAAGGATGTTGATGCTATCATCAACAAGAAATTCGCCAAGTGGAAAGCGGAACAGGAAGCGGCGGTGAAGAACGCCCAGGAGGAGTCCGCCAAGCTGGCGAAGATGAATGCAGACCAGAAGCACCAGTATGAGATGGAGAAACTCCAGAAGGAGAACGCGGAGCTGAAGCGCTCCGCCATGCGGATGGAGCTGGGCAAGACGGCCACCGGCCTGCTGAAGGAGCACAACGTGGACGCCACCCAGGACATCCTGGACTTCGTGGTAGGGGAGGACGCCGAGGACACCAAGGAGCGGATCGACCGCTTTGTGTCCATCGTCCAGGCGCAGCTGAAGCGCGCTGAAGTGGAGAGAGCCACTGGCAGAACCCCCAAGACCGTACACAACACCGGCAATGCCATGTCTGAGATCGACAAGCGCATTGCGAAATATCAGTAAAGGAGCAGAAAGATGAGACAGAAATTTGACCTCCAGCTGTTCGCGGCTGGCGACAACAACGACCTGCCCTCCCGCAGCTATCAGCTGGAATTCAAGCGCCTGCTGCAGGCGGTATTCAAGAAGCAGAGCTATTTTGCCGACTTCTTCGGCGGCAGCATCGAAGCCATGGACGGCATCCAGGAGAACGAGACCGCCTTCTATGTGAAGACCTCTGACATCCCCTGTGTCTGCGGCACCGGCTATGATAAGACTGCCACCAAGGCGTTCGGCACTGGCACCGGCAATTCCAGCCGCTTCGGCAGCCGCACCGAGATCATCTACACCAACACCCCCGCAAAATACACCTGGGGCTGGAACTTCCATGAGGGCATCGACCGGCACACGGTGAACAACGACTTCGCGGCCGCCATCGCAGACCGGCTGGAGCTGCAGGCCAGAGCGAAGACCAAGGCATTTAACGACGCTCACGGCAAGTTCATCTCCCAGAATGCCGGTCACAGCGAGACGCTGCTGGACTACACCGACGACAATGTGCTGGCGCTCTTCAACGCCCTGAGCAAGTATTACAACAACATCGAGGCCGTGGGCACCAAGCGGGCAAAGGTGTGTGCCGACCTGTACAACGCCATCGTGGATCACAGACTGACCACCACCTCCAAGGGTTCCGTGGCCAACATCGACGAGAACGGCGTGGTGAAGTTCAAGGGCTTCCTCATCGAGGAAGTGCCCGACGACCTGTTCCAGACCGGAGAGGTGGCCTACGTCTACATCGACGGCGTGGGCAAAGCGTTCACCGGCATCAACACCGCCCGCACCATTGAATCCGAAGACTTTGACGGTGTGGCGCTCCAGGGCGCAGGCAAGGCCGGTGAGTTCATCCTGCCGGACAACAAGAAGGCAGTCTGCAAGGTGCTGCTGAACAGCGAATACGGCCTGGACAACCTGACCGTCACCAGCGCCGCCAGCTCCACCACCTCCGGCAAGACCAAGCTCACCATCTCCCCGGCGCTGACCTCCGGCAACAGCTACAAGTACAAGGTGGCGGACAACGCCGTCCTGCCTGCCGCCGGCCAGAGCGTCAAGGGCTGGACTGCCTGGAACGGCACCGATGAGATCACCGCCGCCACTGGCAAGGAGATCTGCGTGGTCGAGTGCGACAGCGCCTATCGTGCTCTCAAGGCTGGCGTGGCGACCGTGACCGCCAAGGCGTAAGAGGAGCCGGACGATGCCTGAGCGCACATTGATGACCTTGCGGACTCTCCTGGGCATCCCAGACGACAGCCGGGACGCGCTGCTGACCACCATTGTCAGCGCCGTCCAGGCGCGTCTGCTCCTGCTGCTGGGCGGCGCCAGCGAGGTGCCGGAGAGCCTGGCGTATATCGTGCCGGAGGTGGCGGTCATCCGCTATAATCGCATTGGCTCCGAGGGGATGAGCTCCCACTCTGTAGAGGGGGAGACCGTCGCCTATGCCGACAACGATTTCGCCGGTTACATGAGCGAGATCGAAGCCTACCTGGACGAGCAGCAGACCACAAAGCGGGGGAGGGTGCGATTCCTGTGAGGTACGACACGCTAATCTACTTTCAATCGGTGTCCGCTGGCGCATACGACCCGGAAACCGGAGACTATGGTAGCGACACCGTCACGGAGGCTGCCCGATACGCCGCTGTCATGGACACTCGCACAGAGACCATGCAGCTGGTGTACGGCGAGCTCAAGCAGGGCAGCCTGACCGTGCATATCCAGAACCACTATACAGACCCCTTTGACCGCATCCGCATCGGAGAGACGCACTATCGGGTGGATCTCCGCCGCCGGCTGCGGGTGAAGGAGTCTTTCGTTTTGTCGGAGGTGCCGTGATGTCTGACATGAAGATCGTGGGAATGCAAGCGCTGAAGAAAAAACTAAAGAAAAATATCCGCATGGACGCCGTGAAGAAGACCATTCGCCTCAACGGCAGCCAGTTACAGGATAAGGCACAGCGCAATGCCGACTTCAAGGGGCATTATGAATGGAAGAAAGGCGTGGGAAAGGTGAAAGTTCCGCCGACCGGAGATACCAAGGACGGTATCCGCTTAGACCTCTTGGACGGCGGCCTGACGGCAGAGGTGGGGCCAATCACGCATTATGCACCCTACCTGGAATATGGCACTCGACGCATGGACGCCCAGCCCTTCCTGAAGCCCGCGTTCGATGACCAGAAGAAGCAGTTCGAGCGCGACATGAAACGATTGACAGAGTGAGGTGAAGCCGTATGGATCCACAGCAAGAGCTGTTCACGGCGCTGCTCCTGGCGCTGCGCAAACAGGGATATGACGTGTACGACGGAGCGTTGCCTCCGGAGGATACGCCCTATCCCTTTCTCTATCTGGGGGACAGCCGCCAGACGGACGAGCCCAACAAGTCCCTCCTGTTTGGCGTGGTCTATCAGACCATCCACGTTTGGCACGACAACCCCAAGCAGCGGGGCACGGTGTCCGCCATGCTCAGCGCCGTCAAGACCACGTGCCGGACGCTGGGGACGACGGCGCACTTTGCATGGTTTGTGCGGGACGTAGACCAGCGTATCCTGCCAGACAATACGACCAAGACGCCGCTTCTGCACGGAGTGCTGGACGTGGCCATTCAATTTAGTACGAGGTGATTTTATGAAGAAATTTGATTTGCAGCTGTTCGCGGCTGCCGTGCCCGGCAAGCGGATTGTGTACCTGTTCCGCCGTCTGTCCAAGCAGGCGGAGGAAGGAGCCTGGAACCTGGCCTTTGTGACCGAGAACGGTCGCACCCTGTCTGTGGACGCCGACTCCACCGCCACCAAGGATGGTTCTATCCGCACCCCCGGCGTGCCCGAGCAGGAGGTCACTGTGACCTGTGTGCTGAGCAAGGGGGATACCAGAGTGGATGAGACGGAGGACGCCATTCTGGACGGTGAGAAGTTCGAGATTTGGGAAGCCAACCTGGAGGAAGCTGTCACCGGCAGTGGCAACGAAAACAAGTTCAAGGGTATCTACTTTCAGGGCTACGGCACCGAGTTCGAGAAGAACTCCAACGCGGAGGACATGACCGAGATCAGCCTGACCTTTGGCCTGGAGGGCAAGGGTGCCCGGGGCAACGTGACCGTGACCGCAAATCAGCAGCAGCAGGCGGCCTACGTCTTTACCGACACGCCCAAAGCATCCAGCTGAACAGCACAATAGACCGAGTAGAGCCGCCCAGGCCGGGCGGCTCGTATGTTAAGGAGGCAATATCATGTTTGAACTGACCATCAACGATAAAGTATACCCCTTCCGCTTTGGCATGGGCTTCTTACGGGAGATCAACAAGCGGGTGGAGATGACCTTTGACGAGGACACCGGCGCAAAGCGCAACATCGGCCTGTACTACACCATTATCGACCTGATGGACGGCGTCCTGGAGACCCTGGAGGATGTGCTGCTGGCGGCCAACCAGAGTGAGCACCCCCGCTTGCAGCGGACAGCCCTGGACGCCTACCTGGAGGACGAGAACACGGACGTAGACCAGCTGTTTGCAGATGTGCTGGATTTTTTCGAGAGAGCGAACTGTACCAAGAGCACCCTGACAAAAGTGCGGGAGTTCGTGGAGAAGCGGCAGGCGGCACAGGCGGCACAGGCGGCACAGAACTGAGCATTGAGGAGATGTACCAGGAAGCGGCGCTGAGCTGCTTCCGCTTTCTGGGCTTTACGTCTTTCGACCAGGTGGATCGGCTGACCATCCCGGAGTACAACCTGCTCATGCAGGCGGTGCGGCTGCGGCAGGTGGATCTGGACTATCGGACCCACCTGCAGGCGTTCCTCTCCTTCGCCGTGCAAGCGGAGAAGCGGGTGGGCAAGCACAAGTCCCGGCCGGTCTACCGGACGTTTCGGAAGTTCTATGACTACGATGCAGAGTTGCAGAAGGTTTTGAGCGATAGAGAACCAGAAGACCGGTTCGCCGGTCTGAAACAATTCTTGCGGGAAGGAGGTGGAGAGAGTGGCTGACAAAATCAGTCTGGTAGCAATCCTATCGGCACAGGCTGCCGGATTTGTCAAGGGTATGAAAACTGCAACATCGTCCTTGAAAGACTTTTCGACCGAGATCAAGGGTGGCTTCGCGTTCGGCGTCATGGCCAAGGCGGGTGCCAGCGCGTTTTCTGCGATTTCCGGAAGTGTGTCCGGACTGGCGAAAGAGGCTGTTGAAACATCCGACGCCATGCAGAAACTGCAGCAGGCCATGAAGTTTTCGGGAGACTATTCCGACAAGGAAATCGAGAAAATTGCGGGTCTCAACGGCACATTGAAAAAATACGCCGATGAGACGGTGTTCGATTTAAATGACGTCATGAGCACGTTTGGCGCCCTCTCTGCCAACGGCATCAAGGACGCAGATAACCTGACGAAGTCTGTGGGCAACGCCGTCGCAGTGTTCGGCGGCGGGGCGCAAGAGTATTCCAGTGTAGCACTGGCCTTTTCACAGGCGATGGCGTCCGGTAAGCTCCAAGCAGAAGACTGGAACCAGATTCTGAACGCAAGCCCCCAGCTTGCTGGTGGTCTGCGAAAAGAGCTGATGAAGCTGAATCCCAAATTGAAGAAGGACTTCAAGGGCGCGATGGCAGATGGCGCAATTTCAGCTGACTTGTTGGGCAAGGCCATGAACAATATCGGCATGACCAAAATGGCAAAAGAAGCGGCGACTTCCGTGACGACCTTTGAAGGTGCCATGGGCAACCTAGAGGCAACGGTGTCCGGCGGTTTGCTGACGCTTTATGACAGCTTTGCCAAAGCGGGGCTTATCAGTGCGATCAATACGCTGAATGGCAAGTTGGAAGAAGGATTCAGTTGGGCGGCAAGCGGTTTTTCTAAGTTCGCGAAGAAAATCAAGCCCTATTGGACAGCACTCAAGAAAAACGTGGGGCAAATCAGCAAAGCCTTCGGCGAGGCGTTCTCCGCCATCGGCGACTCCTTTTCCGAGTTGACCGGCTCCTTCGGTTCCAAAGACAGCGTGAGCGGCTTCTCCGACGTGATCGGCGGCATTACCGATGCGCTGAAATCCTTCGCCGGATTCCTCAAGGACCATTCCGACATCATTGCCAAAGCCATTTCAAAACTGCCCAAACTCCTGGTGGCCTACAAAGGCTTCAAGATCGTCAAGACCCTCGTCCCTGGCGTGAAAGCGTTCAGCGGCGCCATCGTCAAAATGGCCGGAAAGGGCATCGGGGCGATTGCCGGGAAGCTGTTCGGCATCGCCGCCGGAGAAGAAGCCACCGGAGCCGCCTCCAGCGCCAGCGCAAAGCAGGTGCTGACCAGCGCGGTGGCGTTTATCGCCCTGGGTGCCGGGGTCGCCCTAGCTGGGGTGGGGCTTGCGTTGATAGCGCAGGCGGCCATCGCCCTGGCGGATCAGGGCGCGTTGGCCGTCGGCGTTATGGGCGGCCTGGTGGTTGCTCTGGCCGGTCTGGCTTTTGGCGCATCCATCATCGGACCGGCGCTGACGGCGGGCGCAGTGGGCTTCGTGGCCTTCGGCGCTGCTATGGTGCTGGTGGGTGCTGGCATGGCGCTGGCCGCTGGATTCGTCAAGAATCTTGTCCCACTGGTCAAGCAGGTGGGTGACACCGCCGCCCAAATGGCCGGTGCCTTCGCGGCGGCTGCTGCGACTGTCATCGGCTCGGTGGGAGAGCTGGTGGGCAACATCGCCGACGGGGTGAGTCAGATCGTCACCTGCATCGGTGAGGAGTTGTGCAACGTCTTCGAGACGGCAGGCAACGCCATCAGCGGGGTGGTGGACTCCATCAGTGGCGGCATTGCCACCGTGGTGGACGCCATCAGCGGTGGCTTTCGGTCGGTGCTGGATGGTATCGCCGGGGTCATCGAGTCCATCGGCACCAGCGCCCGCAACGCCGGACAGGGCTTCGAGCTCGTGGCCGAGGGGATCTCCCTCATTGCGGGTCTGTCCCTGCTGGACATCGCCAAGTCTCTGGGGGCTGTAGCCGTCGGCATCGGGGAAATCTCCCTGGCCGGTGAGGGTATGGGCGTCATCGGCGATGGCGTGCAGAGCATTGCCACCGCCATCCAAGCCCTGTCGGTGGGGCAGGTCATCCTGGCCAGCATGGCCCAGTCCGGGGACATGGCATCCCAGGCGGCTGTGGGGTACTATGTCCTAGCCTCGGCCATCCAAGAGATTGCCACGGTTTCTGCCGGTGTCTTGGCGGCTGCGGTCAGTTTGCAGAGCTTGATGTCCGCCGCAATCACGTCTAGCACAGCGATTGTCGCCCTCGGTACGGCGCTCATGACCGCCAGCGGGGCAGCTCGGAGCGCCAGCGCTGGCGTACTGTCGGTGTCGGGATCGCTCAACGGCGTCGCCCGTTCCGGCGGCGCAGCGGTGGGAGCTGTCCGCCGGTTGGCTGGTGCAGCTCGTAACGCAGCAGCGGCCATCCATCCCATCGGGGCGGCGGCGCAGCAGGCGGCGAGTGCCCTCATCCGGAGCTTTTCCGCCGCGGCGACCAAGGCCAAAGCGGCGGGGAACGCCATTGGGAAGGGCGTCCTGACCAGCGTCCGGCAGGGGATGAAGCCGCTGCCCAAGATTGCTGACCAGGCCATGAACAGCCTGGTGGGCGCCATCAAGTCCGGCGGCAGCCGAGCCACGGCAAGTGCCCGCTCTGCGGCATCGTCCATCGTCAGCACGTTGCGTCACGCCGCACCTGGCGCCACCAGTGCTGGGCGTTACATCGGTATGGGTCTGGCCAACGGCATGGCGTCCCAGCTGGGCAGAGTGCGCAGCGTGGCGGCACAGCTGGCATCTGCGGCGGAACGTGCCATCCGTGCCAAGGCCAGGATCCACAGTCCGTCTAAGGTGTCCCATGCGCTGGGTGAATACTGGGGCACTGGCTACGCCCTGGGCATCAGCAGCATGGTGCAGTCTACCCGCAAGGCGGCAGAACGGCTGGTGACCGTGCCCACCCTGGCGGCAGGGCCTGACCTGTCCTATCACGGCAGACTAGAGCAAGACTTTGACTACTACCGCAACGCCCAGTACACCATCCAGGTGCCGGTGACGGTGGACGGTCGGGAGTTTGCCCGCGCCACAGCCACCTACACTCAGGAGGAACTGAACAAGCGACAGACCAGAGACAGCCGCAAGCGCGGCATCCTGTAAGGAGGGCAGAAATGTATAACTTTGTGGATACCAACGGGTATGCCGAGGGCACATCTCTGCCCGCGGAAGCCCTGAAGATCAACGGGGCATACCTGGAACATACGGTGACCGGCTACCGCACCCTGTATGTGAAGGGGCGGGAGATGCTGGCGCCGGACATCGAGACCTACGAGACCGGCGTCCGGGACGGCTCCACCCTCCAGTCCAAGCGGTTCCCCGCCCGAACCATCACGGTGGGGTATCAGCTCATTGCCTCCTCTGCCGAGGCGTTCCGGGCGGCGTTCAACGCTCTGAATGCGGCCTTAGACGTGGAAGAAGCGGAGCTGATCTTCGCGGACGAGCCGGACAAGTTTTTCATCGGCACGCCCTCCGGTCGAGGAGACGTCCCAGCGGGGCGGAACGCCATCACCGGGGAGTTTGACATCCTCTGCGTGGATCCCTTCAAGTATTCCGTGCAGGAGTACGAGGTGACGCCGACCCTGGATGACGGCACCACCTTCGCCGTCCAGTACAACGGCACCTATCGGAGCTATCCCACCCTGGTGGCGGAGTTCGCGGACGAGGATGACGACACCGCCGGCGGCCTGACCGGCAACGGAGATTGCGGCTATGTGGCCTTTTTGAGCGATGACGCCGCCATCATCCAACTAGGGGATCCGGACGAGCCGGACACGGAGGACTATGCCAAGTCCCAGACCTTGACCAACCAGAAATTCAGCACCTACAGCGCTACAGTGGCTTCCAAGTGGCCTATCAACACCGGACGAACTTCATCTTCCGCCGTCACAGCCACTGGCACGGTGGTGGTGGGCAAGGACGCCGAGAGTGCTAAGCTGCTGGTGGCCAACAGCTACGGCACCGGCACCAAGTGGCATGGGCCGTCCATCACCCGCACCATCCCGGCAGACGCTTCTGGCCACGTCGGCGCAAAGAACTTCCGCCTGTCCTACAAGCAGCGGATGTGCATGGGGAAGGGGAAGAAGGACAGCAAGCAGCGGGGCGTGTTCCAGTGCCTGCTGGTCAATGTGAGCGGGACAGAGCGCGCCATTGTGGCGGGGCTTTCTGTCTACAAGAGCAAGACCGGCAAAAAGGCAGAGCTGAAACTGTATGTAAACGGGAAGACCGTTCACACCCAGAACATCGACCTGACCTACTACAACAAGTGCTTCGGCTACAAGAAGACCATCACGGAAGTGGTCAAGAAGAAGGGCAAGCGCATCAAGAAGAAGCGCACCATCCAGCCGGTGCTGACCTCCACCATCGAGAAGTCCGGCAAGACGGTGACCTTCAACATTGGTGGCATCAAGAAGGCGTTCAAGGACAAGGGCATCACCAGCACCGAAGTCCATGAAATCACCTTCCTGATGGGCAAATACGCCTCTGTCACGCCGCTGTCCTACAACGGCTTGTTTTCCGCCAAGTTTATCTCCGACGCCTGCGAGACCTTCCGGGACATCCCCAACAAGTTTTCCGCGGGGGATGTAGTGGAGGCGGACTGTGAGGACGGAGAGATTTACCTGAACGACGCTAGAGCGCCAGAGCTGGGTGCGCTGGGCAACGACTGGGAGACCTTTTACCTGGAGCCTGGCGCTAACCAGATCGGCGTGGTCTGGTCGGATTGGGTGCCAGCTGGGAGCGCACCCAACTGCAAGATTCGCTATAGAGAGGTGTTTTTGTGATTATTTACTTTGCCAACCGCAGTATGGAAATCCAGGGCAGTGCCTCCACCGGCCTGCCTGGCGGGTTCACCATCGTGGAGGATACCAAGACGGAGGAGATCGAGACCGGCGTGGCCGTGTTCGAGTGCCGGGTGAAATTCGATGAGGAGAACCGCTTGCAGCTGGAGGCCATGTGCGAGGCAGGGAACTACCTGCTGCGCAGCGACGGCGACCTGAACGAGTTCTACACCATCATCGAGGTTGAAGTGGACACAAAAGAGCAGACCGTGTACCTGTACGCCGAGGACGCTGGTATGGACTTGCTCAACGAGGTCTGCCCAGCCTATGAGGCCACGGCCAACCACGACGTGGCCTGGTACATCAAGCGCTATACGGCGGACAGCGGCTTTGAGATCGGCATCAACGAGGTGCCCGACCTGGTGAAGAAGCTCAAGTTTGCGTCCGAGCAGACAGCAACGGAACGGCTGACGGAGATCGCGGAGGGCTTTGGCGGCTTTGAGATCTCCTATTCCTTTGCGATTTCCGGGATGGAAGTGACCCACAAGTACATCAACATCTACCAGGAGCGCGGGAAGGACGTGGCGGATCAGCTGCGGCTGAACCAGGACATCGACCGCATCACTACCAAGAAGTCAGTAGCCAATCTGGCAACCGCACTCTCCTGCACCGGCGGCACGCCCAAAGGCAAAAAAGACCCCATCACCTTGCAGGGCTACACCTACGATGACGGGGACTTTTACGTGGACGGGAAGCTGCTGAAATCCCGGCAGGCAGTGGCGCAGTGGAGCCGATATGCCTGGGAGGTTGCGGATGCGTCCGACTGGCAAGGGCACCACATCCGGCAATACACCTATGACACCACCAGCCAGGCGACCTTGTGCAGCAAGGCCATCAAAGAGCTGAAAAAGCTCCGGCAGATGGAGGTCAACTATGAGGTGGAGATCAACAACCTGCCGGAGGGCATCCGGATCGGCGACCGCATCAACATCGTGGACGATGGCGGGAAGCTGTACCTGTCCGCCCGTATCCTGAAGCTGGAGACCTCCATCTGTGCCCAGAAGCAGACCGCCACCCTGGGAGAATACCTGCTGAAAGGGAGCGGCATCTCTGCCAAGGTGGAGGAGCTGGCCGAAAAATTTGCGGCTATGGCGGACAGGACGCTGTACACCTGGATCGCCTACGCTGACGACGACCAGGGGAATGGCATCAGTCTGGATCCGGAGGGCAAGCCCTACCTGGGCACAGCAGTCAATCAGACGGAGGAGGCCGTGGATATTTCCGACCCATCGGTGTTTGCCTGGTCGAAGGTGCAAGGACCAAAAGGAGAAACCGGTGAGACTGGCGCACAAGGGGCGCAAGGAGAACAAGGGCCTCCGGGGGAACCGGGCGACACCGGCGCACAGGGTCCACAGGGAGAAACGGGGGCGCAAGGTCCGCAAGGGGAAAAGGGAGTGGATGTGACAGTGACCTGTCGCTACTACCTGCTCCAGGCGTCCAATCTCAGTGCGCCGAGCAAACCGACTCGGAATCCGCCCGGCGGCAGCTGGAGCGAAACGGAACCCAGCTACACCAGCGGAAGCACTAACACCCTG